CCAGCGGCGTTGTGATGATCCCGGAAGTGGGTGCCTCTGATGGCTAAAAACATCGTATGGCAGCCGCAGCCCAGGCAGGCGGTATTCATGGCCCGCCCGGAGTATGAAGCCCTGTACGGCGGCGCTGCCGGAGGCGGCAAGAGCGACGCTATCATCATTGAAGCCCTGCGGCAGGTACATATCCCGCACTACAAGGCGCTGATCCTGCGTAAGACATTCCCTCAGCTGGCGGAGCTGATCGACAAGAGCCTGAACTACTACCCCCGCGCGTTCCCAAAGGCCAGGTACAACGGCAGCAACCATACCTGGACGTTCCCCAGCGGGGCCAAGATCATCTTTGGCGCTATGCAGTACACCAAGGACAGGACGAAATACCAGGGCCAGGCCTATGACTTTATCGCCTTTGACGAGCTGACCCACTTCACCTACGAGGAGTACAGCTATCTGTTCTCCCGAAACCGCCCCAACGGTCCCGGTACCCGCGTCTATATCCGAGCTACCGCCAACCCCGGAGGCGTGGGCCACGGCTGGGTAAAGGAGCGCTTCATCACGGCGGCCCCGCCCATGCAGCCAGTCAGCGAGGAAGTTACCTGGCGAGATCCCGTAGGAAACGAGATCACCAGCGTGCAGCAGCGCATTTTCGTGCCGTCCAGCGTCTTTGACAACCCTGCCCTGCTGAAAAACGACCCGCAATACGTTCAACGCCTGGCCTCCATGCCGGAGGCGGAGCGCAACGCCCTGCTGTACGGGGACTGGAACACCTTTAGCGGCCAGGTATTTACCGAGTGGGTGAACGACAGCCGCCACTACGCAGACCGGGTGAATACCCACGTCATTGCGCCGTTCCCGGTACCGGCAGACTGGGCAATCTGGTGCGGCCTGGACTGGGGCTACTCCCGCCCGTTCTCTGTTGGCTGGTACGCCGTTGACCGAGAGCGGAGAATGTACCGCATACGCGAGCTGTACGGCTGCACCGGCACGCCAAACACCGGCGTAAAGTGGGAGCCGGGCCAGGTAGCCAGGAAGATCAAGGAGATTGAGGCCGAGGACGTAAACCTGAAAGGGCGCACAATCCACCGTGTAGGCGATCCGGCAATCTGGGGCAGCGACGGCACCGAGAGTATCGGCGCTCTGATGGAGCGGGAGCGCGTTTTCTTTGAGAAAGGCGACCACGCCCGCATTGACGGCAAAATGCAGCTGCATCACCGACTGACCTTCGACGAGGACGGCCACCCGATGCTGTATGTATTCGACACCTGCAAGCACTTTATCCGCACCGTGCCTAACCTGGTCTACGACGAGACCAACGTGGAGGACATCGACACCGACGGCGAAGATCATATTTACGACGAGTGCCGGTATGTGTGCATGAAAAATCCCATAGCACCCAGACCCAGAGTTGTTGCGCAGCCCAAGCCTTACAGCCCCCTGGATCTGGACGACCCCCAGCACCACGACCGTTACGAATTTTTCAGAAAATACTGAGGAGGGAAAAACTATGGCTTTCTTCGAAAAGAAGCCCAGCGCCCCGGCGGCCCAGGCCGGGCGCATTGTCGGCACCCCCGGCATTCAGAGCGACAGACCTATGCCGCCTGAAATGGCCGCTATGCTGCTGACCCGAAAGGACAGCGAGCAGATTATCGGCAGCGAGGACATTCGCAAGGCCTCTGAAATCTTGCGGAAGTACAAAGAGGGCAAGGTAAACCTGGAAAACCGCATTGTGGACGATGAACTTTGGTGGGAACTTCGCCATTGGGAGAGCATCCGCAACGGTAAAAGCCGTACCGGCGCGCCCCACGGCCCGGACGGGATCCCCGTCAAGGGCGGCAGCAGAGCGCCCGCCGCACAGCCGGAGCCGTCGTCTGCCTGGCTGTTCAATTCCATTATGAACAAGCACGCTGACGCAATGGATAACTACCCGGAGCCTGTTGTGCTGCCCAGAGAGCGGGACGACGAGGAGAGCGCCAAAACCCTTTCTTCCGTTCTGCCCGTGATCCTGGAGTATAACGACTACGAGCAGACCTACTCCGACAACTGGTGGGAGAAGCTGAAGCACGGCACCGCCGCTTATGGCGTGTTCTGGAACGCGGCAAAGGAAAACGGCCTGGGTGACGTGGATATTCAGGAGATCGACCTGTTGAAGATGTTCTGGGAGCCTGGCATTACCGACATTCAGAAATCCCGCAACCTGTTCCTGGTGGAGCTGGTGGACGAGGATCTTCTGGAGATGGAGTACCCGGAGTTGAAGGGCAAGGCCAAGGGCAACGCCGTAGACGTGAAGGAGTATCTTTACGACGAGAGTGTGGATACCAGCCATAAGGCCGTTGTAGTGGATTGGTACTACAAGGTGAAGTCCCCCAACGGGAAAACTACCCTCCATTACGCGAAGTTTGTGGGCGATACCCTGCTGTATGCCAGCGAGAACGACCCGGAACGACGCGAACGCGGCTTCTACGATCACGGCCAGTATCCCGTCGTCCTGGATGTGATGTTCCCGGAAAAGGGTACGCCGGTCGGCTTCGGTTATGTTGCGATCTGCAAAGACCCGCAGCTGTATATCGACAAACTTTCCGCCAACATTCTGGAAAATGCCATGATGGCGACCAAGCGGCGCTACTTCGTATCCTCCTCCACCAACATCAACCGTGAACAGTTCCTTGACTGGAACGACCCGCTGGTGGAGGTTGAGGGCGAGCTGGACGACCGGCGCATTAAGGAAATCGTATGCCAGCCCCTGGATAACATCTACGTGACCGTTGCACAGATGAAGATCGAGGAGATGAAGGACACGGCGGCCAACCGCGACGTGAACAGCGGCGGCGTTGGCTCCGGCGTTACCGCTGCTGCCGCCATTGCGGCCCTCCAGGAGGCGGGCAATAAGGCCAGCCGTGATATGATTGCCGCCAGCTACCGCGCCCATGTCACCATCAACAGCCTGTGCATTGAGCTGATCCGGCAGTTCTACGACGAAACCCGCTCTTTCCGCATTGCTGGAAACGCAGCTGGTGAGTATGAATTCGTAGATCTGAGCAACAGGGAGCTGAAAGACCAGCCTGTGGCAAAGACTGCCGGAGGCGATGTGCTGTACCGCCGTCCTGTGTTCGACCTGAAAATCAAGGCGCAGAAGAAAAACCCGTTCAGCCGCATGGAGCAGAACGAGCGGGCCAAAGAGCTGTACGGCATGGGTTTCTTCAACCCGGAACGCGCCCAGGAAGCCCTGGCGGCTCTGGAAATGATGGACTTCGAGGGCATCGACAAAGTGCGCGAGCAGGTGCAGCAGGGACAGACGCTGCTTAACATCTGCCAGCAGATGGCTACGCAGCTCGACCAGATGGCCCTTATCATTCAGGCGCTTACCGGGAAGAACATGGGCGTAGGGGGCGATCCTGCCGCCGCTGGGAGCGCTGGCGCAGCAGCCGGGCAAGTTCCCGCCGGTGCCGCCGGACAAGCTGACAGCAAGCTTGCAAGAGGCATTATGCAGGCACAACAGCCCATGACCGGGTATGGCGAGGCGCTGGCAAAGCGCAGCGGCCCCAACATGAACACAAAGTGAGGCGGTAACTATGACGCAGGTATATCTGGAGCAGAACGGACGGCGCTTCACGGTATCCAGCCAGGGACACGCGACCGGCAGCCCGGAAGTGTGCGCTGCCGCCTCCTGCCTGATCTACACCCTGGCGGGCTGGCTGCATAACTCCTCCGTCCTTGTGGTTGAGGAACGCTTGAACAACGACGCGAGCGCCTTTCTCTGCTTCCACGGCGGGGACAGCGCTGAAACGGCTTTTGATATGGTCTGCGTCGGCTTCTTACAGCTGGCCCAGGAGTACCCGGGGTACATTTCAGTAAATTTTCAAGTTATTTGAATTTTTTTCGGTTTTACGGGGTGAAAGCCTCAAAATCACAATGCTACACTGATACCGTCCTCCTGTTTCACCAGACGGGCGGGGCTGCGAGCGGATACGCCACCACCCCCCGCCCTGGTGAGGCAGAAAAGGGCCGATGCACGGGGGCGATACTCCCGCGATTTTACAAGGAGGAACACCTATGAAGTTCAAAAAACTGCTGGCTATCAACCTGCGAATGTTCGACGGCGGCGCTGCTGCCGGTGGAGCTGCGAGCGGGGCCGGGGCGGCCGCTTCCGGTGATGGCAGCGCAAAGGGCGATACCAAGGGCGCAGTACCCGGAGCCACCCGCCGGGGAAGATCGGGCGAATATGCAAACGTGCTGTTTGGTAAGCAGAGCGACGGGGCGACCGTTACCGGAGCCGTTACCAGCGCACAGACCGAGCCTCACGCCGCCGGTGGGGACAACAAGGGAGTGCAGAGCACTTCCGACGCTCTGGAGGAGCGCCGCAAGGCGTTCCGCGAGATGGTCAATGGCGAGTTCAAGGACGTTTTCGCCGAGGAAACGCAGCGCATTATCAATCGCCGGTTTAGCGATACCCGCACTCTGGAAGCCCAGGTGCAGGCCCAGCAGCCCTTGATTGATATGCTGATGCAGCGCTACAACATCGGCGACGGCGACATGAAGAAGCTGACTGCCGCTCTGGAGAATGACGACGCTTACTGGAACGAGGCCGCCGAGCAGGCGGGCATGACTGTGGAGCAGTACAAGCAGTTCCAGAAGCTCCAGCGTGAGAACGCAGCATTCCAGAAAGCCCAGCAGGGCCGCCAGAGGCAGCAGCAGGTACAGCAGCAGGCCCAGAAGTGGTTTCAGGAGGCCCAGGCCGTCAAGGCCAAGTTCCCCAAGTTCGACCTGTCCGTCGAGTTGCAGGATCCCAACTTCGCCGCCATGCTGCGCGCCGGTACCCCTGTGGAGCACGCATACAAAGTTCGCCACTTCGACGAGCTTGTGAGCGACGCTGTGCAGGTGACGGCTTCCACCACGGAGAAGAACGTGGTGAACAATATCCGCGCCAGAGGCAACCGCCCCGCCGAGAACGGCACTACCGCCCAGAGTGCATTTACCATCAAGGACGACGTTTCCAAGCTTTCCAAGAAGGATCGCGCGGAAGCCGCCCGCCAAGCTATGCGAGGGGCAAAGATCGTATTCTGATCTCCTCTCGCCAAGAAAGGAGATTTGCACCATGAAGAAGTTTAAGAAGCTGATGCTGCTGCCCGTCTACCTGTTCATGTTCGACGGCCAGCCCAACACCAACCTGACTACCAGCGACGGCCTCAGCGATGAGATGAAAACTTATTACAGTGATTATCTCATCGACCTGGTGGAGCCTGAGCTGGTGCATGATCTGTTCGCACAGAAGCACCCCATTCCCAAGAACGGCGGTAAGACCATTGAGTTCCGCCAGTGGGACACCCTGCCCGAGATGGTCACTCCTCTGACCGAGGGTGTTACCCCCGACGGCCAGAGCCTGAGCATGAGCACCGTCACCGCCACCGTCGAGCAGTACGGCGGCTACGTGACCCTGTCCGATATGCTGATGCTGACCGCCATCGACCCCGTCCTGATTGTGGCCACCAAAGCGATTGCCTCCCAGGCTGGCCGCTCCCTGGATACCATTTCCCGTGAAGTGCTGAACTCCGGCACTATCGTCCAGTATGCCGAGGGCCAGGTTAGCGACCGCGCCCAGCTGGCCTACACCGACGAGACCACCAACCACAACCTGACCGCCCGCGCCATTAAGATGGCCGTGCGCTTCCTGGAGAGCCAGGACGCTCCCAAGATCGACGGCTTCTATGCCGGTATCGTTCACCCCTACTGCAAGTTCGACCTCACCAACGACGAGGAGTGGCGCAAGCCTCACGAGTACGTGGATCCCGAGAACATCTACGAGAACGAGATCGGCGAGCTGTACGGCGTGCGCTTCGTCCAGTCCAGCCGCGCCAAGAAGTGGGAGGGTGCCGGTGCCGGTGGTGTCGATGTGTACTCCACTCTGATTATGGGCGCAGATGCCTATGGTACCACCGAGGTTACCGGCGGCGGCCTGCAGCACATCGTCAAGCAGCTGGGCAGCGCCGGTACCGCCGACGCTCTTAACCAGCGCGCCACCTGTGGCTGGAAGGCCACCAAGGTCACCGAACTGCTGGTGCCTCAGTACATCGTCCGTATCGAGACCACCGCTACCCCCTAATCGTAGCGGCATAATAAGCCCCGCCCACTCCGGGCGGGGCGCGTAAAAAGGAGGAACGACCTATGAGCGATACCAAAAAGAAGAAGCCCGCCGAGGGCGAGGCTCCCGAAGTGCCTACTCCCGGCCCTACCGCCAGCGCCGAGGAAGTGGCCGCCGACATCATTGCGGAGGCGGAGGAGCGCGCTGCAAAGATTGTAGCTGCCGCCGAGGCGGAGGCCAAGGCGGTAAAGGCAGAAGCCGCTGCGGAGGCGGAGATGCAGCCCACTCCCTCCAAGGTTGACCCTATGGAGGAGTTGGTGGACTACACCGCGCCCCTGCTGCCCAACCTGAAGAAGCGTGACATTCTGGTGGGCGTGAACGGCGAAACCCTGCGCATCAAGCGCGGCGTTCCCGTGAAGATCAAGCGCAAGTTCTTCAACGCGCTCCAGAACGCTGCCCAGCAGGAGTTTGCTGCTATGGAGACGCGCCAGGAGATCCAGAAGCAGGGCGAGAAGCCCCTGGCTTCCATGTAACTGAATAGTTACCGCGATACCCCTTTGGGCGCTTCGTAGCGCAGGCACTACGACACGGCGTAGAGAGAGCATTACGCTCCCTCTGCGCCGTTTTTTCTATTTCCGAGAAAGGAGCTGAAAATGTGAGCAACCGAATTATCAAATGCCAGGTGGTAAATGAGTTCATCAAGGGAGCCGGGCAGGTAATTGGTGCGGCTGGCAGCCACGACGACGTGGAACTGGAGCTGGAATTTTCCCCGATGTGGGACGGTACCAGCAAGCGTATTGTCTGGTTTGATGCGCTGGGCGAAAACCCGGTTATCACGATCCTTACCACCAATCTGCTTGTCCCTGGTACCGACAACACCTACCGCGTACCCACTCCCCCGGAGGCAAAGGCATTGGACGGCAATATGATGCTGACAATCCGCGGCGCTGCGGTTGTAGACGGCGTGGAAACCCGCGCTGTTGTGGCTGCTACCGCCATGTTCCGCGTCCTTCCCGCTATTTGGGATCCCCTTGCCAATGAAAGCATGGATATTACCCCTTCCCAGGCCGACCAGTTTCAGGCGCAAATTGAGGACATGAAGCAGGACGTTGTGAAAGCGGCCCAGGCCTCCGATGCCCTGGATAAGACCCTGAGAGCGCAGGCGAAAGCGGAGGAGGCGCGCGACCTCTCCAAGACGTATGCGAGCCGGTCTGCGGGCTACATGGACGAGGCGGGTAAACAGTCGGCGCTGGCCGGAGCGCACGCCTCCACGGCCTTGCAAGCGGTACAGCAGGCCCAGGCAGAGGTCAAGTGTGCAGCGACCGAGGCCGACCGGGCCGAAGATGCCGCCGCACAGGCCCAGGCGGAGGCCGAGCGCGTTACCGTCCCCGCTGCGGTGGGCGTTTATAACATCATCTTGCAGGATCGCGTGACCGACCAGCGTTACGCCCTGCTGATTGAAAACGGGCTGATCTGCACCCTGGAAGTACGCAACGACCTGGACGCCACCGAAATGCTTTTGGTGGACAACACCACCGGTACGACCTACGTTCTGGGTGTAGATGCCGGAAATCTTTATATTGAGGAGGTCAATTAACATGAGCAAGATCTACGTCGCCGACAAGGAAACCCTGGATCAGGTGAACAGCAAGGCGGACACCTTGCAGGGTACGGCAAATACCATTCTCTCTGAAATGCGCGGCCTGCGCCCCAAGCTCTACGGTTACCGCGTGAAGGAGAACGAAAGCAACCCCAGCACCCGCGTGGAGTATCTTTTCGACGCTGTGGGCATGACCCCTGCGAAGATGGACTACGCCAGCGGCCAGTTCAATTACGGCTCCTGGGCTGATTTCTGGGTTGTGCGTGACAACTTCCCCTGCATGGTCAAAAACGACGGCAGCGTGGACTATCAGCTGGATCCCAATAACTACGCCCTGCGGGCCACCACCGGCGGCGACAGCGACGTTGCCAATGCTGATTATGCGGGTAATGCCATGAGCGCTATTCCTCTGGTGTGGGTGAAGCGCTACCACGAGGACGGGTACCGCTACGTCATTTTCTGCGAGAGCCAGTATGACGAGAGCTACAAGGCATACGCCCACACCCGACCTGATGGCACGATTACCCCTTATGCCTATGGCCCCATGTTTGAGGGCAGTATGGTGAGCAGCAAGCTGCGCTCCCTGTCCGGCCAGGCTCCTGAAAGCAGCACCACGGCCACGGCGGAGCTGACCGCCGCCCAGGCCAACGGCGATGTATGGACGCTCACTACCTGGGCGTTCTGGAACTTGATCCACGACCTCCTGGTGCTCCTGGGCAAGTCCACCAACGTGCAGGCTGTCTACGGCCAGGGCCACACCACCGGCGGCGCGAGCGCTGCCGACCTGCTGACCACCGGCGCGCTGATTGACAAGGGCCAGTTCTACGGTACCGCCGATACTCTGTCCTCTGTCAAAGTGTTCCACATGGAGAATATCTGGGGTGACAGATGGGATCGCATGGTGGGCCTGATCTACGACGACGGTATGTACAAGGTCAAAATGACCCCGGAGGACGGCGGTTATAACCTGACCGGCGACGGCTACGAAACGATCCGCAAGGGCATTACCGCGACCGCTGCTGGCGGCGGCTATGTGAAGAACGCCCAGCAGACCGAGCACGGCCTGTTCCCCACGGTGTTGAGCGGCAGCGAAGCCACCTACGACTGCGACTACCACTACTACAACCCGACCATCGTTTCCGTGCCGATTGTCGGCGGCTACTGCGTCGACGGTGCGTACAGCGGGCGCTGCCTGTACGTCAACAACGTGGCTGGCCGTGCGTTTTGGCACATCGGCGCGTCGCTTTTCTTACAAAATCCCTCTTGATAGGGGGAGCGGGGGAGCAATCCCCCGCATGGGCGGAACGCCCATAAAAACATGAATTCAAGGGAATATGCTCACGAAACCCGTGCTTTTTCTCCCTCGCCTCCCGCCGTGCCGATTGTCGGCGGCAACTGCGACAACGGTGCGAAAAGCGGGCGCTACCTGAACGTCAACAACGTGGCTGGCAATGCGAATTGGAACATCGGCGCGTCGCTTCTCTTGCCCCTTATTTACGGGATAGTCGCTATCCCAACAATGTGAGCATATTAGCCGCAGCACAGTCTGAAAATTAACCTGTCAAGAGGCACGGCCAGTAAGCGCAGCGCCCACCGCCGTGAAGGGGATAAGAAAGGGGACGACCTCTTGAAAAGCTATAACGGGCTATATGAAAGAATGCTGGAACGCCCGGAAGCAGAAGCCTCCATTGAGGAGGCTGCCCGATACAAAAAGCAACGGCCTACCGTGGCCGCCATACTGGAGCGCAAGCAGGAAAAGGCGGAGGAAATCTGCCGGAAGATCGAAGCCGGAGAATGGCACCCACCACGCCACAAGAAGCAGCTCCTTCAGGAGGGAGCGCACAAGAAAACACGGGAGATCGTGAAGCCGCGCTTTGACGACGAGCAGATCGTACACCATATGCTGGTGCGGCAGCTGCGGCCCATCATTGAGCCGCGCCTGTACCGCTACGCATACGGCTCCCTACCCGGACGCGGTACCCACGCAGCGGTAAAGACCATGACCCGCTGGCGGGACGAGTACGACGGCAAACGCTTCTATGTGTTCGAGGGTGATGTTAAGCAGTTCTATGACAGCATCGACACGGAGCTGCTAAAGGCGAAGTTGGATAAGCGTATCCGCGACCGGCACTATAAGAAAGTGCTGTTCGATGTGATCGACACGGCGGCTCCTGGCCTGCCGAAGGGCTATTACCCGTCGCCGTGGCTTGCAAACTTCTACATGGAGGAGTTTGACAGCTTTGTAACCCAGGTGCTGAAACCGGATCATTACCTGCGCTATATGGATAATCTCTTTATCTACCACCGGAATAAGCGGCAATTACACAAAATGGTGCGGGAGATTGCCAGCTTCCTGCAACGCCGTCTGCGTCTGCGCCTGAAAGAAGATTGGCAGGTGTACCGCTTCGAGAAGCAGCGCAAGCCCCTGGAAGATCCAGAGGAGGAGCGCAGGGAACGCCGGAGGGCCAAAGGCCGCGCCGTCAACGCCCTGGGCTTTGTGATACACCGCGACCGCGTAACCATACGGAAATCTGTCCTGAAGCGCACCAGAGGAAAGGCCAACCGGATCCACAAGCGAAAACGGTACACCCGGCACGACGCCGCCAGCATGGTAAGCCGTGTAGGGCCATTCAAGCACGCCAACGTCTACGGCTACTACCTACGCTGGATAAAACCGAAAGTATCCATACGCTACTGCAAACGGCGGCTTTCCGCCATTGCAAAGCGACAACAGAAGGGAGCGAAAAAGCATGACTGAATTCAAGACGGTGCGCGACAGCCGCGCAGAGCAGCCTGCCGTGATCGACACCACCAGCAGCGCCAGCACGGTTTACGAGCGCAAGAATATCCGCCAGGAGACCTTTACCGAGGATATGGGCGGAGAAACCCGCGAGGTCACGGAGTGGGTTTATGAGCAGAGGGAGTACACCCAGGAGGAATACGCCTCCATGCACTCCCCGGCAACCCAGATCATCATGCAGGCCATCAGCGACGTGGAACTTTCCGTCGCTATGATCGGCCTGGAGTAAGGAGGAGCGACCATGAACACGAAAAGTGCGAAGTATGACACCCTGGCCGCCAAGTGGGCCAAAGGCTATATCACCAAGGCCACGCTGCGGGGTTGGGTTGCCCTGAACGATAAGAAGCCCGGCTCCGGCATTACCGCCGAGGAGTACGAGCAGATCACCGGCGAGGCCTACGCCGATGAATAATTTGCAGGTCATTGAGGGCCTTTGCAAGGTCTGTGAGCTGCAAGCTGGCATTATCCGGGGCCTGGCCTCCTCCCTGTCCGAGGAGGCCGCCCTGGCCCATTATGGAGCCATTGAGCAAGCGGCCCAACAGTACCGCGATTTGACGGGAGAGGAGTTGATTTCCGGTGAGGCTGAAAGAAGCCATTAAGCGAGCGGACGCGCTGCGTCCCAATATCATTTCCGAGGAGCAGAAAGCGGCCTGGATCTACGAGCTGGAGGGCAAGCTGGCCGAAATGCGCTGTGCGCCCCCTCCGGTAAAGAGCTGGCCCAATGATGCAGCCTTGTCTATGCCTCCCCCCTGCGACAATGTGTACGAGCTGTATCTGTGCGCCATGATCGACTTTGCCAACCAGGAAACTGCGCTGTATGCAAACGATATGGCCGTATTCAATGCCGCTATGAGCGAGGCGCGGGCGTGGTGGAGGCGGCACCATCGCCCCAGGCCCGGCGGGAATTGGAAGGTGATGTGATATGCTGCATCTTCCGAAATTACCCTATGCCGTTCAGCGAAACCGCGCCGAAGTGGTGGAAGTCCAGGGCATTAACTTCTCTGATAACTTCCGGCCCGGCGACATTGCCGAGAGCAAAAACCTCTCCGCGAGGCGCTTCCCCTACATTGCCACGCGCGCAGCCCGCGAGAAGCAGGCGGCCTATTCTGGCGCGACGGCTCTTGCCGCGTGGGAAAAGCTGGTAGTCGTCCAGGGTACGCAGCTGATGTATGACGGAGAGTTCGTAGGCCATGTCCGCGCCGGGGAAAAGCAGTTCGCCGTGGTAAACACAAAGATGGTAATCTGGCCGGACAAGGTTTACCTGGATATTAATACCCTATCCCTCCACGACCTGGGCGCAAAGGTCAGTGGGACAGGGGCCAAATTCACGACCACAACTATGACCGTGACCGGCTGGCCCGCGCTCACTTCCCTTTTCAGCGTGGGCGACACCGTGACGATCTCCGGTTGCGCAGCAAATGCCGCCAACAACAAGGACGTAACAATCAAGGGACTGTCCGATACCGTACTGACGGTTGCGGAGGGCAGTTTTCAGGAGGCCGAGGAAACGGCGGCCCTGACGGTAGAACGCAGGGTACCCGATCTGGATTACATCTGCGAAAGCGAAAACCGCCTGTGGGGCTGCTCCAACAGCAGCAAGACAATCTACGCCTCTGCCCTGGGCGACCCCACCAATTTTTACACCTACGAGGGCCTGTCTACGGACGCATATGCGCTGGCTGTCGGCTCCGAGGGAGATTTCACGGGCTGCTGCAAGCTGTCCACCAGCGTACTGTTCTGGAAAGAGAACGCCCTACACAAAATGCTGGGCAGCTATCCGGCAGAGTACAGCCTATACACCTACAACATTGAAGGGCTGCGCCGTGGCTGCCACAAGAGCCTCCAGGTCATCAACGAAGTTCTGTTCTATATGGGCATTCACGGAGTTTACGCCTATTCCGGTGGCTCCCCCTCCCTGATCTCCTCCTGTTTTGGAGATTGCGACATGACGGAGGCTGTGGCCGGTAACGACGGAGACCACTACTACCTGTCCGTTCTGGACGGAGCTGCCAGACGCTTCCTGGTCTATGATACGAGATTGGCGGTGTGGCTTCAGGAGGACGATACCCGCTGCATTGACTTTGCACGCCTGGGCCGTGAGGTCTATTTCCTCTCCGGCGACGGTGAAGTGTGGCTGGCCGATACGGGGAAAGAAGATGCTGACGTTGAATGGCTCGCCCGGTTTACCCCATTCTATGAAACCGTCCAGGGCAGGAAGCGGTATTCCAAGATCCTGCTGCGGGTAGAAATGCCGCGCGGCGCGTGGCTGCGCGCGGAGGTACGCTGCGACGGCGGCGTGTGGAGAGAGGCTGGGAAAATCCTGGGCCAGGAGCACGATACCACGCCGCTTCGCATTGTGTTTGCCCGCTGTGACCGCTTTGAAATCAGACTGAGCGGACACGGCCCCTGCGCCATCATGACGATGCTGCGGGAGTTCAGCGTGGGGAGTGATGTGTAATGGCAGTCGTTTTCACGGAAAACATGGATAAGCTGGATCTGAGCGACACCCCAGGCAGCTTGAAGAAAATCGAAAGCTATATCCGCTATATGCAGGAGCGTGTGGAGTTTTCCACAAAGAACGTCACCCGCAGCGTATCGGAAGCCGGTGTTTCCAGCGCCCAGATGTACGAAGCGGTCATTACCCTGGGAAACGCTCTGTCTGCCCTGCAAAGCGTTGTAAACGGCATGGCCGGGCAGATCGCCGACACCAACACCCGAATTACCACCGTCCAGGACGATCTGGATACCATCGAAACCAGCCTTGAAGGGACGGATAAAACAGTATCCGCAATGAATGCGGAGATTGCGTCCATCAAGGAGACTGTGAACGGCATCACAGCAAAGCAGGCTTCTGTTGAAAACTCGGTGTCTGCCCTGCAAAGCACCGTTTCCGGTATGCAGAAGCAGATCGGCGACTTAACAACCAGGGTTGCAGCCCTGGAAAAAACTGAGGAGGGTTAAACCTATGGCTGTAAATATGAGCAAAAAGGACGAAGAAGCCCTGGCGGCTGCTGGTGCAGCATGGAACGCTGCGAATGCGGCGGGCGATAAGGCCGGTATGGAAAAGGCCCACGCAGACGCAGAGGCCATTCGTGCGGGGTACGGCTTTTCCGGCGGTGCCGATGGCAGCGAGTTCATTGCGCTGCCCGGAACGAGGGTAAGCAACACCTATGTCCCGGTAGATAACAGCGGCAACGACTACGCCGAAATGGTGGGTATGAGCGACGTTCACCAGGCGGCGCTGGAGGCTGCGGGAAAGGCGTGGAACGCCGCGACCACCGACGAGGCCCGCGACGCTGCCCATGCCAAAGCAGAGGCAATCCGCGCCCTGTATGGATATTCCGGCGGCGGCGACGGCTCGGAGTATATCCCCCTGACTAAGGCCCCCACGGTCAGTCTGGGCGGCGGCTTCTCCTATGCGTCCGCTCCCACCTACACGGACAAGTACACTTCGCAGATCGAGGATATTTTGAACGGCATTCTCAACCGCGACGACTTCTCCTACGACGCGCTGAACGACCCCCTGTATCAGCAGTATAAGGCCCAATATCAGCGGGAAGGGCAGCGCGCCATGAAAGACACCCTGGGCCAGATGGCAGCCCGCACAGGCGGCCTTGCAAGTTCCTATGCGACCACGGCGGCGCAGCAGGCCAACGACTACTACGTGTCCCAGATCGCCGACAAAATCCCGGAGCTTTACCAGCTGGCCTACTCCATGTATCTGGACGACATTGACCTGAAGGTGCAGGATATGGGCCTGCTCCAGGACATGAGCGACACCCAGTACAGCCGGTACCGGGACACCATGAGCGACTGGCGGGACGACCGGAATTTCGCCTACGGTATGTATCGTGATGATATTGCCGACGATAAGTGGGCTACCGAGTTCAACTATGGCCTTTCCCGTGACCAGATCGCCGACAGCCGGTACGATCAGGAATACTCCGACAGCCGCAGCGACCTGGAGTACGAGAGAAACCAGATCACCAAGGCAGAGGCGCAGGATCGCGTCAATGCCTACCTGGCCGCCTTTGGCTCTGTTTCCGACCTGGATAACTCCATCATCACCGCCAGCGGCTACACCAACGCCGAGCTGATGGCCCTGGAGAAGTATTACGCAGACCAGAAAGCCAAGCAGACGGCGAGCGGGAATAAAGGCTCCAGCGGGGGCGGAAGCCCCTCCACCACCAAGCCTACCCTTACTGCGGCGCAGGCCTTGTCCGCCCTGGAAAGCGGCATCGTGAACGATACCACCAAGGCGGCTTTTGAGTATTACTACGGCCAGGAGTGGGACGGCGGCGGCACCGAGGAGCCTGCGGAGCCGGAGACCGAGGCAACAATCTCCAACCGGCACGGCGACAGCTGGATCTACATTCCCGGTCATGGCCGCTTCTCCTACCAGGAGGTAGAGAAGTATGTGAACAGCAGGCAGGTAATTGAAACCTACGATCCGGCCACCAACACCTATTCCTACAAGTGGAACAACAGCTACAATCAGTAAAGGAGGGCGCTTAATGTCACAGGCAAGTAGTTTTCTGAAACGCAGGGCCGAAGAGCGCAAGAAAATCCTTGAAGAGAAGAACGAAGCCTCCAGCAGCGGAGGCTCCGTCCAGACTACCACCCAGAACAGCCTGGATATGCCCCTGGGCGGCGGGCAGGACGGGGCACCCGCTACCCGCGCAAGTGATTTCCTGCGTAAGCGGGCCGAGGAGCGCGCCGCCATCATCGACCAGGAGTATGGCGCAGACGCTTACGGCGGCACGGAATGGCGGGAGCCGGACAAGGTTTCTGGCTTCAATTCCTGGCTTTCCGACGTTGCAAGCCTTTCTGAACAGCTCTCCAAGGACTATGCCACCCGGCAGGGGCAGTATCAGAGCCAGGACGACTTCAATAAGTACCACACCGAAACCGCCGCTGCCATTGACCGCCTGGTAAACCGGGGCAATACATACCGCAATTACTTCACCGATAACGCCTCCTTGTTTGACGAGGAGATGCTGAAAAGCGCCCAGGACGTACTGACGCAGTACGGGGACTACCTGAATACCGCGCGGGGCGACCTGGACTATGAGCGCGATTACTGGAGCCAGTTCGAGGACGAGGACGCTTACAAGGGTTTCCTGGATCAGCAGGAACGCAACACCTACCTCACCACCTATGACGTTGCCGACGGGCAGAACACGCTTGCGGAAAAGCAGGAAGCGCTGGACGAGGCGAAAAAGGCCAAGAACAGCGCCAGCACCGTTCTTTCCGGTGTGCAGCGCTACGGTACCCAGGAACAGCGGGAACAGGCTCAGGCAAGACTTGACGAGGCAACCGCTGCCTACGAAGCCCTGTTGGCTGAGGTGCAGACGCTGGAAAAGGACATCTACGACGCGGAAAACCTGCAAAAGGGACTGACCTACAACGATTACCTTTCTGCCGGTGACTATGCCCAATATTCCAGCCAGGGCGCGGCCATCGAAAACCCCGCTTTGGCCGATGTGGAAAAGGGCATTACCATCTTCGGGCGCAACTTCGGCGGTCAGAAACCTGGCAATATCGTGACCTACTCCCGCGACAACTGGGAACAGATTGCAATGGGTGAGGCCAACAACAGCCAAATGACCGGGCGGAGCCTGTACCACTATATGACCGACGACGAGGTAGGTATCTACAACTACCTGCTGGCGAAGGAGGGGCAGGACGCAGCCCAGGAATATCTGGACTACCTGGAAGAAACCCTGAATTACCGCTTTGGTACCTCCGTGGGCGAGAATATCCGCGGCATCGAGAACGACGTAGGCCGTACTCTCATGACCGGTCTGTACGGTTTCGGCGCAGGCCTTGACCAGTGGGCCAGCGGCACCCGGCAGCTGTTTTCCTCTGATCGTCTCCCCACCACCGCTACGCAGTTCGGCTCTGCCTATATCCGTGAGGATCTGGCAGAGAGCGGCCCGGAGGCATTCGGCAGCAGCCTGGGGCAGGTGGCCTATGACGCAACGAACATCATCGGCAATATGGCCCCGTCTATCCTGGTATCCGCCGTTACGGGCGGTGCGGGCGCTCCCGCTGCAATTGCAAAGGGCGCTGGTGCGCTCACGATGGGCGCATCTTCCGCCGGTAACGCATACAGCCAGAAGCTGAACGAGGGGTACAGCGCAGAGCAGGCCCGCACTTACTCTACATTGGTAGGCGCAGCCGAGGGCGGATTGCAGTACCTGCTGGGCGGTATCGGCGCGCTGGGCGGCGTGACCGACGATATTCTGCTGGCGAAGGTTGCCAGCATTGACAATGCTCTGGCCCGCGTGGCCCTGACCGGCGCGGTGAAGCTGGGCAGCGAGATCACCGAGGAAGAATTGCAGCTGTTCCTGGAGCCTACTTTTGAGAGCCTGATTTTCGGTACGGAGTACGATGCGCCGACTTTTGAGGACATGGCCTATACCGCTATTGTCACGGCACTTTCCACCGGCGTTCTGGAGGGTGGCGACATTGTCTCCGCAGGATTTACGGCCCCTACCTCGCCGGGAAAGGCTACGCAGGCCCCCGGCCCAGTTGCCGAGATTTCCCCGGAAGCCCCCACAGCTGCGCCCGTCCTCGCCCCTGACAGCATGACCAACAGCGACATTGCGGCGGAGCTGGTGAATGCCGGAGCAACCGAAGCGGAGGCGGAAAGCCTGGCCCCCGTGATTGCTGCCGTACTGACCGGCGAGGAGATCAGCGGCAACCAGGCTGGCGCTATTGCCAAGAATGAAGCGGCTGTTTCCGTTTTGG